CTAGATAAACAACACACAGCAGTTCGTTCTTCATTAGTAGGTAGTACTATCTCGGAACATAAATTACTTTGATTAATTTTTAAACCTAAATCTTTTTGTCCTTGTGGTAATTCTTCATTACAACGATCAATGTTAATTAGATAAGGTTCACCTGTCTCTGCTCTGGCATTTAATATCTGCCACCACAATGCTCTAGCACTGACTATCTTAACAGCTTCACCAGATTTAGGATCAATCAATCTCCATTCTGCATCTTCACGCACAGCTTTTAAAAATTCATCAGTTATATTAACTGCGTTGTGAATATTGAGACACTTCCTATTTATATCCCCACCGGATTCCTTACGCATGTTTATAAATTCTTCAATCTCTGGATGTGATATATCTGAATAGGCTGCATAGCTTCCTCGTCTGGTAACACCTTGATTGAAGGCAAGCATTTCAGAGTCTACTACGTGCATGAATGGAATTGATCCAGTAGAACGAGAACCATGCCTAGTTGCAATCCCATTACTCCTAACATCTCCCCAATATCCACCGATACCTCCACCCGAACTCGCCAACCATATATTCTCATCATAATGATCAGAGAGACCACGCCTACTATCAGGTACGTAATTGAGAAAGCAGCTAATAGGTAAACCACGAGTCGTTCCTCCGTTAGAAAGTATAGGAGTACTAAACATAAACCAACAATCGGAACTGTACGTATAAAGTCTTTGGGCAAGAGCGAAGTCAGTCCTACCTTTATAAGTTGCACCAAATATACTAGCCCTTGCAAAAGCTTCTTGAGCATAAGTTTCTTCCTCCCATAAATATCTATCTTTTAATGTATCCAAACTAAATTTATCCAGCTTGGATTCCTTATTATAATCTACTTCTATTCCTAAATAATCAGTCATTGGTAAATAATCCTTTATTTGTTTTAGATTGGTGACTTGTTGAAAGTAAGATTATAGCATAATGTATAATTTTTAGCAAGTCCTGATAATCTTTTCCATTCTTTTTTCCGTATCTCATAGCATACTTCATAATATTTCCCATACAAAAACCTTCTCCATGTCCTGCGTCAACAATCATATCTGTAGCCTGATACTTTCCATCCGCATAATGTTGTTCATATGTTTTATTTATATGTCTATGAACTAATAATAGTATTTCTTCTTCATTAAATTTATATTCCATAACTCTCCTCAGTGTATTTGTGTTCCTCTCGGAATCCCTGTTAATCTAAATTCTATTTCATAGTCAATTAATTCTTGTAGACGCATGATTAAGTCCATATCTATATCTTCTAACTGACCACCTCTATTGATCAAGCCACCAATTAATAATAGTAAGTCTTCTAAAGTAGCTTCTTGGAAAGGAATCTCAGGCATTTGAATTTATTAAATTTTCTAATTTTAAGTTAATATCTTTTTTTAATTTTTTCTCTATCCATTTATGATTCATAAAAGAAAGGTGAATTGTTCCTCTACTAACATAATATTTATCATCAGGTAGAGCTTGATCTAAAAGTTCAGGTGTAATTTTTTGATCTTTAGTTAATAAACTATTAATCCATTCAAGCTGAAGTTCTAATGTTCGTCTTCTAATTAATTTACTTTTCTTCCCATTCATCTGTAATCTCTTGTACTCTAGGTTCAACTGCTACTTCTGTAAAGAAGGCAGGTCCTCTAGCGTAATCAAATATTCGTAGTCCTAATCCATTGTTGGAATCTTTATGACATTCAATCTTATGTGGACACCACACACACTCTCTTGGAAGTTTAAAATTACCATGAGTTCCGTCTGCTATCGGTTGATAACATAACGGAGGTGGTTCAGGCTTTTTTAATTGGGTCTTCCTTGTATTAATCTTAGTCTTTATATCAGGCTTGTCAAGTTCATCTGGTTGAAAGAACCATAATTCTCCAGTTTCTTTATTGATAACTAGGAAACCTCCCTTGTTTGTACCTTCAGCAGTTTCATAACCTGCTAATTGTGACATGTATCCAAAACTATCATAGTCTGGAAGTGTACCATTCTTAAATTTGTTGAATGAAAAACCTGATGTTGATTTAATATCAACCACTTCACCATCTATCTTACAATCAATATGTCCTTTAATACCATTCACTTCTACTTCTTTCTGCTGATCAGTTAGTTTATGTCCTGATAATTTAACAAAGAACACAACCAGTGCCTCTAGTAAATGACCATACAAGAACTTAATGAGTAGTGTAGCCTGTAAATCTTTAGCTTTTATCTTTGAATTTCTATCATACCAAAGCTGACGAGCAGGTTTACCTATGTTAGACATACGCAAAGTCGGTTTGTCTTTTGGTTGTGCTGTTGCCCAACCTCGAATAGCATCTTTCATATCCTCACCAAACTGATCTATATCTTCATCAGATAGTTTAAGACCATCTCCTTTTGACAGAGGTTTAAGTGCTTTGTATATATCTTGTACTATATTTTCTAATTTCTTTTTCATTTTTTAGGTCTCCCCTTTACTCCATGATCCGCAAATTTTAGTTCTCTGGTATCTGGATTAAACATTAAAAACTTTACACCTAGTTTTTCTTGTTGTTTTGTTCTTCCTTTTTTAAACATAACTTTCTTACCTGTTCTATTTCTATGATCAGGTTGTGCTGTCTTAACATCAATAAGAAGTAGATTTCCTTTCTTATCCATTGCTATCATATCTATAGGACCAGTACATCCTGAATTTTGAAAGACTTCATAACCACTATCCCATAACCAAGTGACTGCATAGTATTCTGCAAAGTCTCCTTTTCTGTTTGTATTAAGACCATCACTATCTTGTTCATTTATATCTTCTTCAATCTCGAAATCATCAGATAAAACGAGTTGTTTAATGAGTTTCACTCCAATTCCCTCCTATTTTATATTCACCTGTTAAAGGACAACGCATGTTATAATACTCTCCTGCCTTTTCAATACAGCCTACAGCTAACTCTCCTACGAAGTCTACGATATCTTCTCTAACTTCCATTTGCCATTCGTCATGTATGTTAGCAACAAACTTAGCATCTAAAGCTTGTAGTTTTATTAAAGCCTGTAACATAATCAATGCTCTCTTCATAACTATAGCTCCACCACCTTGAAGTAAACTATTTAAAGCTGCGTAATCATTTCTAATAAATATCTTACGACCATCTAATCCCTTGAGGTAGCCTCGCTTCGCTGCTTTTCCAACTCTGTTCTTAAGTTTTTTAAATGCTGGGAGATTATCTAAGAAATGTTCTCTAATTCTTCTAGCATCTTTAGTGCTGCCACCGAGTATAGATGAAAGTTTCTGATCTCCTGCACCATAACATAGGGCATAAATAAAAGTCTTGGCTTTATCTCTTGATTTCAAACCTGCAAGTTTTTGATTAGCTGTGTGAATGTCTCCTTCTGTAACCTCCTTTGTGTACTCCTTGTTGTCCATGTAATGTGCTAACATGCGTAGTTCTAATCCACTAGCATCAACACCTACTAATTTATAACCATCTTTAACAATCCAACAGGCTCTACATTCTTTACCATATTCACTAGTTGAACTAGGAACTTGAGCCATGTTAGGTGCTCGATGTGACATTCTTCCTGTTATAGTACCAGTGGGTATAACAAAACCATGTACTCTGGAATCATCATCAACTGCTGTGATCCATGAATCAATCTGTGCTATTCTCTTTTGTAGCAGAAGAAACTCTGCTATTAAACTAGCTTCAGGTATATTTTTTACTTTAGCTAAAGAAGATTCATCCACAACTGGTTGACCTGTAGGTGTAAAACGATTTGGTTTCCATCCAAAGTCTGTAAGATATTCTCCTATTTGTTTACGAGAACCTAGATTAAACTCTTGTAACTTTTGTCTCATAAAGGGTTTGTATTCTGCTAACCAATCCATTTTAATATGGTCATCATATTCTTCTTTGGTTAAACCTTGTTTGGATAAAGTACCATCTTTTTTAAGTTTAGGTATTACTAATTTTATATCTACCATCTTAGGTTTAAATACCTTTTGAACTTCCTCTCGTACTTCAAACATTCTTTCTTTAAGAGAAGCCACTAGTAAAAGTGCTTCCTTCTCATTGAAAAGAAAACCAGTATCTTCCTGTTCTTTTAACACCAAAGTTACTGCATGTTCTAGTTTTAAGGATTCTTCATCAAAGTCTTCACCCTCTTCCAGTAGATATTGATATGTCTTTTCATTTATAAGTACATCAGTTTTACAACGTTCTAGCATTTCTTTAGAAAAACGATCCCATTCATCGTGGTCTTTCTTAAGAATATTAACTCTGTATCCCCACGTTTTTAAACCATGTCCATTCTCACGCACAGGATTAAATAAACGAGACATAACTAATGTATCTTTTATTACCTTTGTTTTTGATAAATCAATACCATGTAGTTTACTGATAACAGGAATGTCAAAGCCTAGAATGTTATGACCTATCAACGAATCTGCTTTGTTTAAATAATCTATGCCTTCTTTTATTTTGTTAGGTCCGAAGGAAACAACAGCTTCACCTAAAGGTTTAGCTGCAATACACCATATCTTATCCGGTTTTAAACCATTAGTTTCAATATCAATTACAATTTCTTTCATACTCCCTCCTAAAATGGTACATCATCTAAAGTTTCTTCATCTGTAATTTCACTCATACGCCCTGTTTCTGGATCATAAAGTAGACTACAAGCCAAGCCTGTGTCACCTGTGTACCTAGATTTAAGAACTCTTACTTTAGTTGTGTTAGCTTCTTCAGGGTCTTCAGCTTGTTGGTTTCTTTCTAAGGCTATTACACAATCACTTAGTTGACTTATTCCTTGAGAGCCCTTGAGGTGGGATAACGAAACTACGATACCTTGTTCGTGTCCTTTTTCACCTGCTGCTCTTCTAAGATGTGATACTAAAAACATACCAACACCTGTCTCTTCAACCAAAGAACGTAAACGATTCATCAGATTATCAATACCTCTACGTTCATCACCTTCGGTCAATTGACTTACCAGCATGTGTAAATGATCTATAACTATC